ATTTGATTTGAGAAAAAACCCTTAATAGGAAGTAAAAAAATGAGTTGGACAAAACCAGGACAAGGATACACTTTACAAGACTCTATATCAGAAGAAAAAATGGGATTGCCTACAATGGCTATTAAACCTATAATGAAAGATATTGAAAAACTGATGAAAAAACACGATGCGTATGTTAGTAACAAAGATAAAGATGTTACAACAATCTCATCACCAAAACCTATGAAAAGTGGGTTTACTAAAGATTTAGAAAAATTATTAAAAATCAAAAGGGTAAATTTGATGAATTATCAAAAATGAAAACATTTGCAGAACTAAGAACACAGTTAGACGAAGTTAACTTCAAACAAGATATGAAGAAAAATCATCTTTCTGCTACGAAGATTAAAACTACAGAAGTTCATTATCATTCTGAAAAGAAAGGTTCTAATAAAGTTCGTGTATTTGTTAAACCTAAGTCAGCAAGAGAATTCGAAGAACTAGGTGTATTTAAAGACATGAATACAGCTAAGAAGTCAGCTGAACAGTTTGTTAAACTCATGGGCGAAGACATTGACGAAGGTGTAAGTCTTTGGAAAGAGTTTAGAGAAAAGGCTGAAGAATCAATTATCAAAGAAGATGATTCACTTCATGAAGCTATGCTTACTTACAGAGTTCAGAAAATGCAAAAACCTGAAATTGATAGATTTAATTCAGCTGGTAGAATGATGAAATTGAAAGTCAAATTCAATCATGGTAGAAATGATTCATTAATAGTAATGACAGGTACTAAAAAACAACTAAGAGATTTTGATGCAGTTGCTAGAGGTAAATCCTCATACGGTGACCCATCATTAGCAATAAAACACTTTGACGAGAAATAAGAGGTAAATATGAAATTAATATCAGAACAATGGTCAGATGATGTAAATTATCTAATCGAAGAGGATCCTAAGACAGGTAAGAAACATGCCTTTATCGAAGGTGTTATGCTTCAGACAGAAGTAAAGAACAAGAATGGTCGTATTTATCCTAAAGAAGTAATGCAGAAAGAAGTCGCGCGTTATAACAAAGAATATGTTGAACAAAATAGAGCATATGGGGAACTAGGTCACCCTGAAGGACCAACAATCAATTTAGAGAGAACATCTCATCTAATAACAAGTTTAAAAGAAGATGGAAATAATTTCATCGGAAAAGCAAAAATCTTATCTACCCCTATGGGAGAAATAGTCAAGAACCTTCTTAACGATGGTGCAAGACTAGGAGTATCTAGTAGAGGTATGGGTTCACTAAAGGCCGACAAACAAGGTGTGAATATGGTACAATCCGATTTTCAGTTAGCTACCGCTGCTGATATCGTTGCAGACCCTTCAGCACCTGATGCTTTCGTAGATGGCGTCATGGAAGGTGTTGAGTGGATTTATGAGAACGGGTTGATCAAAGCGAAAAAGATAGAAGAATATAAACATTCTATCGCTCGTGCGAGAACTCATAAACTTCAAGAAGTTAAATTAAATGTATTTAATGACTTCCTGAAAAATTTATAATACATAAATACTATTAATACAATATTAAAGTTTTATAAAAAAGGAGTATTCTAATGTCAAGTTTAGAAAACACAATAGGCGAAGTAATCGCAGAAGCAGCTGATATTCAGCATAAAGTCCCTGGAAAAGGTGACTCAGCTCCTGCCGCTATGTCTAGTCCTGATGCAGACGAACCAAAGAAAGATTCAGAAGCAGCGAAGAAAGCCGGAGATGCAACTAAACCTGCACCGAAGACTAACAAAGCTGACAACGGAGATTCAATGGAAGTGGCATCTGATGGCAAAACAAAAGTAGAAAAGGGTAAAGCAGTTAACCAAGAAGAAGTAGAATCTGATGAAGATGTTGTTTCTGAAATGGCTGATATGACTAAATCTGAAATGCTTAAAGCAGCTGTAGAGAAAATGAAAGAAATGTCTGGAAAAGAACTACAAGCTATGTATTCCAAAATGGAAACATCCGAGAAAGATGGCGAAGAAGACGAACAGTCCGAGTCACTAACTCGAAATGCTATAATTAGAAAAGTAGTAGAATCCCTAAAAGATCAAGAAATTTCTGAAGTCACAAACTTCATGGCAGAATTAGATAACGATGCTGATGACGGTGATTCAAAAGAGAAATTGAAAAAGACCACTAAAACTGAAGAAGATTCAGTTGAAGAAGGTGAACTTCCTGATGCTTTGAAAAAAGCGATCGCTAAGAAAAAAGGCGAAGAAGAAGAAGAAGTCAAAAAAGAAGAAATTGAAATCGACATGACAGATGACATCAATGCACTAGTTGCGGATGAAGACCTTTCAGAAGAATTCAAAGCAAAAGCTAAAACAATTTTCGAAGCTGCTGTTGCATCTAAAGTCAAAGAACAAATGACTGAAGCTGAAGCAAAGTTAGAAGAAGAAACAACACAGAAAATCGAAGAAATCAAAGATGATTTGACCGAGAAAGTAGACAACTACTTGAACTATGTTTCTGAATCTTGGGTTACAGAAAATGAATTAGCTATTGAGAGAGGACTTAAGTCTGAACTCACAGAAGATTTCATTAACGGTTTGAAAAAACTGTTTGAAGAACATTATGTTGAAGTACCAGAAGACAAGTTTGATGTAGTTGAAGAACTAGCAAACAGACTTGACGAAATGGAAGATAAGTTGAACGAAGAAGTTGCTAGCAACATTGTAGCTCAACAAGATATCGAAGAACTTCAGCGTGAAAAAATTATTAGCGAGTCATCTAATGACCTTGCTGATACTCAGGTGGAGAAGCTAAAAGCTTTATTAGAAGATGTAGATTTTGAAAATGTAGAGAATTTCGTAGAGAAAGTATCAACATTGAAAGAGTCCTACTTCGGAATTAAAACTTTAGAAGCTGTCTCTGACGATAGTACTGTAGTAAGTGAAGATGCAGACTTTTCAGGTAAAGGCGATGTCGCACAACCAATGAATGAGTCTATGTCAAAATACACTTCTGCATTAAGTAAATTTTCTAAGCTTGACGCTTAGAAATTAAATAGGAGAGATAAACAAATGTTTATGTCAGAAAACTTACAAGAAAAATGGGCGCCAGTCCTCGAACATAAGGATCTTCCGAAAATTGAAGATAATTATAAGAGAGCAGTGACTTCCGTTATACTTGAAAACCAAGAAAGAGCGATTAACGAAGAAAGAGGTGCGATGAATGAAGCACTTGGAGCTGGAACAGGTACTGTAGTAGGTACTGGAGCAACTGCAACTGCAGATAATTGGGATCCAATTCTTATTTCTTTAGTTCGTAGAGCGATGCCAAACTTGGTAGCCTATGATATATGTGGTGTTCAGCCAATGACAGGACCAACTGGTCTTATCTTTGCAATGAAAGCTAGATATGTTGATAGTACAACTACTGTTGATAGAACAGAAGCCTTATTCAATGAAGCCGATACAGACTTCAGTGGAACAGGTACGCATGCGGGTTCAGACCCATTTGCATCTGGTTCAGCTAACACAGCCGTACAAACAGGTTACACAACTGGTGCAGGAGTTGCAACAGCAACTGCTGAAATCGACGCTACGATTCCAGAAATGTCGTTCACGATTGAAAAAGCTACAGTAACAGCAAAAAGCAGAGCGCTAAAAGCTGAGTACACAATCGAACTAGCACAAGACCTTAAAGCAATTCATGGTCTTGACGCAGAAACAGAATTAGCTAACATTCTGTCTGGTGAAATCCTTGCGGAAATCAACAGAGAAGTTGTTAGAACAGTTAACACTCAAGCAAAAGTAGAAGGACTAGCGTCTGAAGCTAACTTGACTGGAACAGCTGTAAACGGACAATTCAACTTAGATACAGATTCTTCAGGAAGATGGTCAGTTGAAAAATTCAAAGGTCTTATGTACCACATTGAAAGAAATGCAAATGTTATTGCACGACAAACACGAAGAGGTAAAGGTAACTTTATCATGTGTTCAAGTGATGTAGCTTCTGCTCTAGCAATGGCTGGTGTACTAGATTACGCTCCTGCATTATCAACATCATTGAGTGTTGACGATACAGGTAGTACTTTCGCTGGTGTTCTTAACGGCACTATCAAAGTATACATCGATCCATATTACACAGCAGCGGCTCAAAGGCCTACTGGTGTAGCAACAGGTGAAGGATATTGTACAGTAGGTTATAGAGGAACTAATCCTTTTGACGCTGGTGTATTCTATTGTCCTTATGTTCCATTGCAAATGGTTCGTGCAGTTGGTGAAAATACTTTCCAACCAAAAATCGGTTTCAAAACTCGTTACGGTATGGTTTCAAACCCATTCGTAGGAGCGACTCCGGCTAATGGATTGGCGACAGCTCACACTAACTCTTACTACAGAAGTTTCGAAGTTTTAAACCTTCTCTAAGCTAGTAGTAATAAATCACTATGATTTGAAAAGAGTCCTTCGGGACTCTTTTTTTTAGCCATGAGTTTGTAGTGTTATAAATATAAGTGACAGAAACACACACACAGGAGGATATATGTCAAATAAAACAGGGTTCGAAATCAGAGCCGAATTACTTGGTCAAGCACAAGGCTTACTAGAAATGAATATCGAGAGAGAAAATACGAAAGTATTTAATCATAACGATAATTTTTCCAATGACTTAAGAGAGTTAGGGGAACAAAACATTTCAACAGAAGATGTCATCAAAGTCGCAAGACAACTTGGTGAATTTGTGAACGAAAAGTAAAAACCTTACGACATGGGAAGTGTAACACTTCCCCTGTTATAAATATAAGTACAATGAATGAAACCTCTAACAATAACGACAGATCGAACTGGTACGGTATTGAAGAAGGAAACTATAAGATAAAAGATATGATGATACAATATGATGAACTACTACACGAATATTCTAACGAAGATAGAAAGTGTGAAGTATGGGTGAAAGACGGAGTTTTTGGAATAAGAAAATTCCTAAATAATGTCTGGCAAGAAGACAAACTAATAAAAGACCACAATGAGATGTACGCTGAGAACGCAGCAGAGAATTGGGTACTAAGGGTAAACAGTTAATATGGCAACAGCAAATTGGCAAACAGATCAACCAACTAACTTAAATTACTTAAGTCCAGTAAATTTTGATTTACAGATAAACAAGTTACCTCAAACAAAGTATTTTTGTACAGGTGTAACATTACCAGGAGTAGTCTTTTCAGAAGCATTACACTCATTGCCTTTAGCTATTAACTCTTATCTACAGAT